AGTTGATACAGATTTTCGCAATACAGTAATTGAGTCATACAAAGTTGATGGAATGGCCGTTCCTAATTCTGGAGTCGGCTCACTTATTCGCTTTGATGGCCCAGATGAAGGATTGTTGCACCGGGCTGGCAAAACAATTAGCGCAGCGGTATATCTTGAGAACGCAGCGGTTAATTACGCCAAAGAGCCTAACCCTTCAATGATTCTTAAGAGCAACGGCACAAACTTAACTGCCGAAAGAGTTTCATCACTTCTTAGCGCTTGGCGCACAGCTCGTCAATCTCGCTCGACGGCTTTCCTCAATGCAGATGTAGATCTCAAAGAATTTGGCTTTGATCCAAAGTCATTACAATTAGCCGAAGCTCGTCAATATGTGGCTTTAGAATTGGCTCGGGCTTGCGGAATCCCAGCCTACTTCTTGAGCGCCGAAACGACTTCGATGACTTACTCAAACGCTGTGTCCGAGCGGCGCTCACTAGTTGATTTCTCACTTCGCCCCATTCTCAAGGCAATTGAGGAAAGGCTTTCCCTTCCGGATTTCGTCCCTAACCCCGTAATGGTGCGGTTCTCGTTAGACGACTTCTTACGCGGCAACGCTTTAGAGAGAGCGCAAGTTTATGAAATCTTAAACCGCATCGGCGCGATGAGCGTTGAGCAAATTCAACGCGAGGAGGATTTAATTCCTAATGAAGATTAATATGCCAATGGTCGTAACTGCGGCCGATACAGTAAAGCGCACAATTAGCGGCACTATCGTCACTTGGAACGAGCAGGGCAATACCTCTGTCGGCCCGACAGTATTCGCAGCTGATTCAATTGAAATGAAGCCCGTTAAATTGCTTCTTGAACACGATCGCACTCGCCCAATCGGCAAGTTAATGAGCCACGAAGTTACCGCTAATGGAATTGTAGCCACATTCAAAATTGCTAACACAATGGCTGGCGAAGATGCGCTAATTGAGGCTACCGAAGGCCTACGCGATGGATTCAGCGTCGGCGCACAAATTAACGAATGGACAAATAACAAGGGCGTTATGCAAATCACCTCAGCAACCCTTGATGAAGTTTCTCTTGTAACTGATCCAGCAATTGACAGCGCTCGCGTCAGCGAAGTCGCCGCTTCCGAAAATGAAGCACCTAAAGAAGATTCTGCTCCGGCAACCGCTGATGCAGACAAACCAACCGAAGGAGACCACGTGTCTGACACTACCGCTCCTGCTCCTGCCGTCGAAGAAGCGGTAGAAGCAGCTAAAGTAGAATCTGTCTCGGCATCACGCCCAGCGTTCTACACAACTCCTCGCCTTGAGTTCACAAAGGCGAAATACCTCGAGAATAGCGTTCGCGCTAAGCTCGGTGATGATGCTGCTCGTCAATACGTTATGGCTGCAGATGACACCACAAGCAACAATGCTGGTCTCATCCCAACCCGTCAATTGACAGAAATCATCAACCCACTTTCAAATGCAGATCGCCCAGCTGTTGATTCAGTTTCTCGCGGCGTTCTACCAGATGCAGGAATGACTTTCGAAATTCCTAAAATCACAGCAGTTCCAACAGTCGGAGAAGAAGCAGAAGCAGCCGCAATCGATGAAACTGGAATGACCAACGAATTCCTCTCAGTATCGGTTAAGAAGTATGCTGGCGGACAGACTTTTTCCGTTGAACTTCTTGATCGTTCTTCACCAGCGTTCTTTGATGAACTCGTTCGTCAAATGGAGTACGCATACGCAAAGGCAACCGACGTTGCAGTTGTAACCGGCCTAATCGCTGGCGGAACTGATGGCGGAAACCGCACTCTTGACGCTGCAGGACTTCTTGACTTTGTATCCGATGCTGGCGTTTCAATCTACGCTGGAACTCTCGGTTTCGCGCAGAACATCATTGCATCACCTCAGCAATGGGGCGCAATTCAGAACCTCGCTGATAACGGACGTCCGATTTATCAGAACTTGATTGGCAATATGAATCAAGGCGGTAACCTCTCCGCTGGTTCAGCTGTTGGAAACCTTCTCGGCTTGAACTTCCGCGTTGATCGTAACCTGACAACAGGTTCTGGAGTTGGCGATAACACCATTATCGTAATCAACCCAGACGCATACACTTGGTATGAGTCTTCACGTTTCCGTCTTCAGACAAACGTTGCCCTTAATGGTCAAATCGAAGTTGCTTATTATGGCTACGGCGCATTGGCTACAAAGGTCGGCGCAGGTGCTTACCGCTGGATGGTTGCGTAGTTAGAACCCTAAAAGTGACGGCCAGTCCGCTCCCGAGCTGGCCCGTCACCCTCTAGATCGAAAGGAAACGAGATGCCAACAATTGTCACGGCTTCAGAGCTAAGAACTATTCTTGGCGTCTCGTCATCCCTTTATTCAGATGCTTATCTAGACGACATTTGCGATGCTTCAGAAAATATCGTTATCCCAATGCTCGTCACCTTTCAGAGCAAAATCAACAAAGTCAAATTAGAAAACAATGTTGCCTATTTTCACACCGCAACAATCCACGAATTTACCGAAGGACAATCAGTCGTTATTACTGGTTGCGGATCCCCTTTTAACGGCACTCACACAGTCTCAGATGATTTAATTGGCCCCTATGTATTTACCGCCGCCATCACAAATGCTGATATATTGGAAAAGAACATTATCCCAGCCGGAAACGCTGCGCTCTCTGGGCTCTCAACCTATGTGGGAAATGCCAACGTCGAAGCTGCAGTTTTGGCTATTTCTGTCGAAATCTTCCAAGCCCGAACAGCCGCAGGCGGAGCAATAGAAGGAATTGATTTTAGCGTTTCACCTTATCGCCTATCTAAAAATTTACTCGCCAAAGTAACTGGACTTCTTGGCCCTTATCTTGATGTTGAAACTATGGTGGGTTAATGCCAATTTCAACAGATGTCCGCGGAGCAATCAAAACCGCTTTATCCACAGTTAGCGCTAATATCTACGACTCAGTCCCAGAATCACCCATCGTTCCAGCTATTGTAATAATTCCAGACTCGCCCTATATGGAGCTTGAAGTCCTCGGTAAAGTTACAACTAGAGTTAAATTAAATTATACGATTACGGCTTGTGTTGCGTATTTCAGCAATGCCGCAGCTCTGGATAATCTGGAGCAATTAGTTATGAGTATTCTTGGTAAGTTAAACGCTTCCAAGTATGAGTTATCTATTGTCGAAAGACCTTCGGTAACTGAAGTGGGAACTACGACCTTGTTAGTTTCCGATATTCGCTTGAGCGTCCGCTACGAGCAAACCGCATAGGAGACCCAATAAATGAGCACTACAATAATTACGGGGCGCGATGTAACCTTCACTCTTGATACGAAGCCATACGACGCTCAAACGACTTCAGCAACTTTGTCTGCTGAAACAATTATCGAGACCTATCAGACTCTTGATGGTCGCGCTTATAAGTCAGTTGATAAGCAATGGACATTCACAATTGAACTTCTGCAAGACTGGGGTGCTTCTGGCGCTCACGGCTCACTTTTTGAGTCAATGTGGAATAACGCTGAACAAAATCCAAATACCACAGTTCAAGTTGTATTTACCGCCGCAACTGGAGCAGTATTTACATTCAATGTTCTGCCAATCTTCCCAACTGCAGGTGGCGCAGCTCCAGCAGCGCTTACTGATACTTGGACATTAACAGTCGTTGGAACTCCTTCAGAGTCTTACACATAATAGATCGGAGCATCGGGAGCAATGAAATCAGAAATCACAATTACATATAACTCGGGCGAGCAAGCTACTTACGTGGCTCAACCGCCCGAGTATGCCAAGTGGGAAAAGACAACTGGCAAGTCGTTGAACGATCTCGGTGGTGTCTGGGACGTAATGTTCTTGGCCTACAACGCGATGAAACGCGAAGCGGCTGGCAAGCCCGTCAAATCCTTCGAAGTATGGATGGAGACTGTCGCCGATATTGAAGTGGTGAATCGAGACCCAAAAGTTTCGCAGTCGGAAGCCTAAATTATCTTCTGACACTCTTGGCAATAGAAACAGGAATCCCAAAGCAATTTTGGGATGATGCGGATGATATTTACACCGCATTGGATATATTGAAGGAGAGAAGTGGTGGCCGGTGAGACGATTACTTAT